ACTTTCCAATTCGCCTACTATCACTACGTATCAGACACTAGATGGAAAAGCTTACAAACACATCGATGACCAATGGACTTTAGATTTAGAACTATTGGCCGACTGGGATGCTACTCCGGCTTTATTTGAAGCTATGTGGGATTCTTTTACTGCCGCTCCTAATACACCTTTAGCGGTAACGCTAACTGCCGTTACCGGTGCGGTATTTACTTTTAACGTTTTCCCAGTAGCTCCGGCCGCTGGTGGAACCGCTCCAGATGCTCAGACCGACACTTGGTCTATGCTTGTCTCAGATACTCCACTACTTAACGATTAACTAATAGAAACGGGAGCACAATGAAACTAAATATAGAAATCACTTACCAATCGGGCGAAGTCGCAACTTATACGGCGGCTCCGCCTGAATGGGCTAAATGGGAAATAAAGACTGGATTCACAATTCAACAGGCGGAAGAGAAAATCGGAGTCTCCGATCTTTTATTTTTAGCTTATAACTCGATGAAGCGTGAAGCGGCCGGAAAGCCTATGAAAAGTTATGATGTCTGGTGCGATACCGTCGCAGATATTTCCGCTGGTGGTGGTAATTTAAAAGCTACGCCGTCGGAAGCATAAATCGGACTCTAATAGAGCTAGCAATAGCTACGGGAATTCCGATGAAAGAGTGGGAGACGGCTGAAGCAATTTATACCGCGATAGAGATATTGGAGAAAAAGAATGGCAACGACTAAAGGTCGAGGAACTTACGCTATCACTATCGAACCGGTAGCTCTTCGCGGCCTTATTTCTTTATTAAATTCTTTAGATAAAGATACGCAGGCTAAAATTAGAGATGAAGCTCAGCCGCTATCTAAAAGATTAGCCGGTCAGTTAATGATGTTCGGCGCTTCTTCTCCAACTCCGCAGACTCGCTTAGTTATGGAATCTATCTCAACTCCACGCGATCGCTTGGTTCGCGTAGATATAGGCGGCGCTAAAAAAGTCGGCCGTAAATATGGCGGCGAATCTAGCTCTAGCGGAAAGAAAAAAGTTAGACAGAATGCCGCTCCTGCCGGAGCTCTTTTATGGGGTTCCGAATATGGTTCCGCTTCCGGTGTAGATTCAATAGGCCGAGCTTTTACTAATCGATTTAAAGTAGGTAGAAGAGAATCTGGATATTGGATCAGGCCGGCGGTAGATTCTTATACTCCGCAACTTGCCGCCGAATATATCGAAATAATTAAATCAATAGTTAAACATATTGGAAAAATCTAATGGCCGGTATTCCTAAAGTAAAGATTCAATTCGATGCGGATTTCGACGATCTTAAAAAAGGCGTAAAAGGTGCGACCGATGAAATCGAAGGGTTCGGATCTAGAGTCGGAGATTTCGCTAAAAAAGCCGGAGTAGCTTTCGCTATTGCCGGAGCCGCCGCCGCCGCTTACGCTGGAAAACTTTTAATCGATGGCGTTAAATCTGCGATCGAAGATGAAGCGGCTCAAGCTAAACTGGCTACTACTTTAAAAAACGTCGCAGGAGCTACGGATTTAACAATAGCCGCAACTGAAGGCTATATTCTTAAAACTTCTTTAGCGACTGGAAAGACCGATAATGAACTTAGGCCGAGTTTAGAGCGCTTGGCCAGAGCTACCGGAGACGTTACTAAAGCTCAAGAATTACAAAGTCTCGCGCTTAATATCGCGGCTGGATCCGGTAAAAGCTTAGAAGCCGTATCGAATGCTCTAGGCAAGGCCTACGAAGGATCTAATACCGCTTTATCTAAATTAGGCGTAGGACTCTCAGCGGCCGAACTTAAAACTATGAGCTTTACGCAGATAACCGCCGCGCTTGGAACTACCTTCAAAGATCAGGCTTCAATAGCCGCCGACACTTTCGCTGGTAAAATGTCTAGGTTAAAAGTCGCGTTCGATGAAAGTAAAGAGACAGTCGGATCTTTCGTATTAGATGCCATCACTCCTTTAGTAACTACTTTAGTCGATAACGTAATTCCAAAGATAAGCGAACTAGCTAGCAATATCGGAGAGACTTTAAAACCTACTTTTCAAAGTTTATCGGCTTTTCTAACCGAGACTCTAATTCCGGCTTTTAAAAATATCTGGACATTTTTTACAGAATTTTTAATTCCTACAATTATGAACTATTTAACTCCGGCGATCGATGGGTTAAAAAAAGGATTCGATACGGTCTCTAAAGCCATCTCTAATAACTCCGAAAAATTAAAACCATTTTTTGAATTGATGAAAGATATAGGCGCATTCGCTAGGGATACTCTCGCTCCAATTTTCGGAACAATTTTAAGAATATCATTCGAGGTAATAGGTCAGGCTATCGCCGCTTTAATTACCGGATTCGCGGCGGTAGTTAGTGGAGTTACTGCGGTCGTAAATTCTATTCGAGGGTTAATCGCTTTAGTAGCCGCAAATCCTCTGGTTCAGGGAGTTAGTAGTTTAATTAACCGAGTATTTCAAGCTAGAGCCGGCGGCGGCTCGGTCTCTTCCGGAACGCCTTACGTAGTAGGAGAAAAAGGCGCAGAGTTATTCGTTCCTCAATCAAACGGAACGATCATTCCTAATAGTGCTATGGGCGGCACTAATTCGACTACGATAAATTTAACGGTTAATGGTGCGATCGATTCTGAAGGAACGGCTCGCCAGATTATCAATTTATTAAATAACTCCTTTTATCGCGGCACTTCAGGCGCGGGAGCTTTAGTCTTTCCATGACGGCATGGTCTCCAGTCTGGCGGCTGAAGATAAACTCAGTCGAATACACAGACGTAACTTTAGCTAACTTAACAATTTCAAGCGGCCGAACTAATATCTATGAGCAAGCTCAGGCCGGATACGCTAACGTAAATTTAATCATCTTAAATCAGGCGGCTATCTTAATCGGTATAAACGACAGTCTTTCGATTGAACTTCAAGATTCAACGGCTACTTATATTCCAATTTTCGGCGGCTCGGTAGTAGATGTCGCTATCGAGGTTACAGAAGCCGGCTCGGTCGCTTATACGCAAACCGTTAATATCATCGCTCTAGGAGCTCTCTCAAGGCTTCCAAAGGCCTTAACTAATGGAGTATTAATTCAAGACTTCGACGGAAATCAAATCTTAGAAATTCTAAGACCGCTTTTATTAACTCAATGGCAGAGCGTTCCGGCGGCTCTTCAATGGAATGCTTATGATCCAGTTAAAACGTGGGCGACCGTTACTAATTCAGGTTTAGGAGAGATAGACACACCTGGAAATTATGAATTAGCTCAAAGATCATCAAATAGAACAGATGTTTATTCCTTAGTCTCGGCCTTAGCTACTAGCGGTTTAGGTTACTTATATGAGGATTCGGCCGGCCTTATCTCATATGCCGATTCGACTCATCGAACGACTTATTTACAAATTAATGGATATACCGAATTATCGGCTAATCAGGCTTTAGCTAGTGGAATTAAAATTCAAACACGCGCCGGAGATGTTCGAAACGATATAACCCTTAAATACGGCACTAATTCGACAAATGAAGTCAGCGCTACGGATCCGGCTTCAATAGCTCTCTATGGTGATTTAGCCCAGATTATTACGACCACAGTAAAACACTCAGCCGATGCTTCGGATCAGGCCGCCTTTTACCTTGATCTTAGAGCTTATCCGAAGCCTAATTTTAATTCTATAACTTTCGCTTTAACTAATCCGGAAGTGGATGATTTAGATCGAGATGCTTTAATTAATATATTTATGGGTCTTCCGGTCTCTATCATCGATTTACCTTTAAACATGAGTTCGGGAGCCTTTCAGGGGTTCGTAGAAGGCTGGACATTTTCAGCTTCATATAATGAACTCTCTTTAACTTTCTTAGCTTCGCCTTTAGCCTATTCTTTACAGGCTATGAGGTGGAACGACGTTCCGATCGTCGAAGCTTGGAATACGATAAATCCTACGTTAGAATGGCAATACGCGACGATAGTCGCTTAAGGAGAAAATATGGCTAATCCAACTACTAACTTCGGCTGGCAGATGCCGGAACCGACCGATTTAGTTACTGATCTTCCGGCAGATTTTGAAGTATTCGGACAGGCGGTAGATACCGATTTTATAGATTTATTAGGTGGAACTACCGGACAGATATTAAGTAAAACTAGCGGAACAGATTTAGATTTTACTTGGGTTTCTCCTACGGCTGGAGATATTACCGGAGTAACGGCTGGAATCGGAATTAGTGGCGGTGGAACTTCTGGAACCGTAACAGTTACTAATTCAATGGCTACCGCGATAGATTCTAAGGGCGATTTAATTGTCGGAACTGGTGCGGATGCTTTTAGTAATTTAGCCGTCGGCGCTAATACATATTTATTAACTGCCGATAGCGCAGAAGCAACAGGATTAAAATGGGCGGCGCCTGCTTCTTCTGGTGCGACGTTATTAGCAACTTTATCTTTATCGGGATCATCAACAGCATCAGGCACTATTTCAAGTGCTTTTCGACAATATCAAATATACATAAAAAATGGCAAGTTTGCAGGTGGAATCAATAGTTATCAACTTAGATTAAATGGTGACACTGCCAGCAATTATTCATGGCAAACTTTTTTATCTAAAAATGCCAACGAATTAAATGGCAGTTATAGTTCTTCATCTACTGTTTTTAATATTGGTCAATGTGAAACAACTTTAGGCGGCGCAAGCATGTTTGGTGCTTTAATATTTATTAACCGACCAAGTGATACCGACAGAGTTTTTATCAATTCTCAGAGCATAGGTTTTGATGGTGGCAACACATTTCAAAATTTATCATCAGGAGTTTATGATAACAGCGCAGCAATAACCTCAGTTACCTTAGTCGCAAGTGGCTCTACTTTTCAAGGTGACGCTTACATTTACGGAGTAAATTAATATGACTAAACCAATGATAAGAATATATACAGGTTCTAATGTAAATGAGTATATTGACCGAGAAATGAACGCTGCTGAATTTAAACAATATGAAACAGATCAGGCCGAAATAAAAGCAATTAAAGCCGAAGCCGAAGCAAAGGCAGAAGCTAAATCTGCTTTACTCGAACGCATGGGTTTAACTGAGGATGAGGCTAAGCTTCTTTTATCGTGATATATCCTGACGGATCAGCGGCTAAAGTAATAGATATAGCTTTAAGAGAAGTCGGCACGATCGAAGAAGGCGATAACTTAGTTAAATACAATGATCGAAATGGTTTAGCTTGGTGCGGTTATTTCGTTAATTGGTGTTATAAAGAAGCTAAGATTCAGATTCCATCGATGATCTCTACGGCTATGGGAGCTCATAAGATGAAGGATCTCGGCCGGTGGGTTACGGATCCTCAAGTCGGCGATTTAGTGTTTTTCGATTTTATACCAGATGCTACCGACAAGATCCAACATATCGGAATTGTCGCCGGAGTAGATCCGGCCTTTATAATCACGATCGAAGGTAATACGGCTCCGGCTAGCGGTAGTCAATGGAACGGCGGAATGGTAATGATTAAGCAAAGATCCCGAAAATTACCTTCTTCAATAGTAGGCTTCGCTAGACCTAAGTTCGTGGCATATAACGGCTCGGCTCCGGTTGTTACCTATCTGGAAGAAAAACGAAAGAAGGTTAAAAATGGAAAAATTTAAACCGATAGCGGCTTCATGGGCTCGCTCTTTTCTAGCCGCTTCATTAGCTTGTTACCTTGCCGGAGTTACTGATCCGGCGGCTCTCCTAAATGCTGGAGTAGTGGCCGTTCTGCCCGTGTTTTTACGCTGGCTAAATCCTAACGATAAAGCATTCGGCCGATCTAAATAATGGAGCTGACTGAGTGGATCGCCTTAATAGGATTATTTATAGTTTTATTAAGTGCGATCTACTCAGTTATGAAAGTCGTAACGAAATCGATTATGATAGAGCTTCTTCCAAATAGCGGAAAATCAATGCGCGATGAAATTAGCCGTTTAAGCGCTCGCGTAGATTCCATTTATGAGATTTTAAGTAAAAAATCTAGCTAGAGCGTGTCGGTTATTGACCGATGTCGGCCGTAGGTGAGACCCTTCTTCTGGGAGCACAGACAAGGCTTTCACGGGAGCAAAATGAGCACTACTTTACAGATTCAAATTCTAGTTTATATGGTGGCGATAGCTTTAATTACCGGAGCCTTCGCTTATTCTCGCGGTTATCGTGAAGGTTACGCTAACGGCTATCGGGTCGGCTGGCTAAAAGGTATCAATAAGAAGGCTTTAAAATGAGCTTCGATCTTTCAAAATATGAAGACGTTAATTCCAGAATAAAGCGGTTCAGATCAG